TCGACAGGTCACGGAGTGCCGACACCCACGCCGCTCGGCTCTCTGGCGTCACAGGACCGCCAGATGAGCCCACAGCGTCGTCTAAGAACTTATGGATGGCTTCTTTGGCGTGCGGCTGCCGGGCACCAATCGACTCGCCACGGCATCGCATCTCACGGGCTGCGATCCTCAACTCGTCAAACGCCACGCCCGTCTTAAGCCGCTGGTCGTGTTGCCCGTCCCACTCAATGCACGACGCCAACTCATCGCACAGAGCGGAGAGCGTCGCCGCATCAGCTGCGGCAGTCGGGCCGATGAACTTGCCACGCAGCGTGAACGCATCCGGCGGCACCGGGACAGGTGAGGGTGCAGGTGCTTGCCGCTGCGGCGCGAACGCAATCGCCGCAGCCACGAGCAACGCCACCGCTGCGACGTGCTTGCCGTCAAACGTCGGCCACTTCGCCGTGGCAATGCACGCTTTGAACTTCTCTGCGATCTGCTGCCCAGCGAGAGCATAGACCGCGACGGCAACAAGCAGTGCTGTAATCACGGCTTCCTCAGTAGGGGCAGGAGAATCTCGATAGTCCCGGCAGCGATAGCGATGACGAGTGCGCGAGCGGCTGGCCTGACGAAGTACCAAAACGGGTACATGGCGACCGGCACGCACAGCACGGCGACCGAGTCGAAAAGCACGCCGACAGCCTCAAGCACGATGGCTCGCTTCTCCTCGCCCGTCAGCGTTTTCGTTGTGTCGAGCGTCTCGACAGTCAGCCGCACGAGAGCGGCGACGAGACAGCCGAACTCTGTGAGCGTCAGCCCGTCTTTCGCAGCAACCTTGGCGGTGACGAGAAACGCCGACACCTTCTGCGAGATGTCATTGAGCGGCGCAGCGGCAGCAAGTGGAGCGTCGGCAACCATGCCGCCAGAGTAGGCGGGATGGGTGGTGAGTCAGACCGGGTCTGACTGCCCCTCTCGGTACAGCACCAGAGCAATGGCGGAATAACAGGCAATATCCTTCAGCGTGTCTTCGATGCCGTCGAACTCGCATTTCCCACGGCGGAAGAACGCCTTGAGCCGGTGCATCTTGTCGCTGATCCGCAGGATACAGCCAGCCCACGCCGGCATATTCACGACGTCGGCACTCTGCCGGATGTTGCTCAGTGCGTCCTCGTCAACGCCGTAGTCAAGAGTCTTGGCGAGGTGCAGGGTTTTCAGTTCCTCAAGGATGGCGAGGAACTCCCGCGAGCCGGGACGGATGTCGTCCTGCTTGGCAATGATGCTGTCACCTGTCCAGCGGATGTCGTCCGGTGCCGCTTCCATCTCTCGCTGCCCTTGCAGAATCCAATCGACCGGCACAGTTTCCTCGCGCTCGGCGGCGTATTTCTCGGCGCTCGCCTTCGTGATGTCCTTCCAGCGGCTCGCCACTTCGTCAGTCGTCGTTGTGGTCGTGTGGCACCTCACGCCTTCGCAGCATGAGCCAGCTAGCCTTTCCTCCACTGCTGCCCGCAGCATGGCGTTTGATTCCTCAAGCGTTGCGATTGCTTCTTGCATGCGTTTCCTTTCGAGAAGAAGTCTGGCGACGTCTGCCGCCAATGATCCTGCGGTGCCGGTCCACTGCCCTTGATAGCGATACGCTCGCTGGCGTGCGTCGGCTAGATACTCGTCAGATAGGTCGTAGTCCATCAGTCAAGCCTCGGGCCTGCGACGTGCATGGATGCCAGACCGCCGCCGTGGCGATACAGAAACGTCTCCATTGCCTGACGGCTCCCGATCCAACCGTTGATGGCGTGGTAATCGTCTGGCGGATTCAGCGCCGGTGCGGTTCGCACGATGACGCCGTCAAGCGTGTCTATCGGCTTGTTGTTCGCAGCCGCCTGGTGGTGCAGGTGCCCAGTGTGCCACTCGCGGTAGACGCTCTGGCTCCACGCCTTCGGCTGCTCCAGTGCCATGATCTGCGGCAGCTTCGGTTTCGCCTTGTGCCCGTGCGTGAATCCGATGAGGTTGCCGCCGTGCGAAAGATACTGCCGCCCCTTGAACTCGCCGCACACCTTCACAGACCGAGATCCTCGAAAGCGTTCCTGCAAGATTCTCTGGAACGTCCACGTCATGACTTCGTCGTGGTTGCCGTTCACAATCACGACGTCGGTAGGCACCGTCTCAGCGGACTGCTGCACCAGAGACAAGAGCGTGTCGCAGCCGACTTCGATCATTTTCTGAAGCCGCCCGTCACGCTCTAGCGGCGTGCCGCCGGTAGTCGTGCCGGCGGGCGTGTCGTAGTGAAACAGGTCTCCCAAGAAGGCGACCGTGCGTCTGGCTGGCTTGCTGTCGTCGCCAACCGCCAGCAGTTCACTCGCAGCGTCACCAACAAGCCGGGCGGCAATATCCAAGTCGTAATCGCCGCCACCGGCTGTCTTGTCCCAGCAGTATTTTCCGAAGTGCGTGTCTGCCACCACGAGCACCTGCCAGAGTCCTTCCCGCTTTGGTGCCTTGGCAGTCTTGGCCAAAGGCTTGCGGATGTCTTTCCTTGCAGCGCCGATCATCGCCTCGACAACCTCGCGGGTCGTCGGCCCGCCCTTCGGCTTGAGCCTTACGAACACGCGATGCAGTTCAATGCTTCCGCCTTCGCCGTCGCCACATTCCCACTTGGTCGCTTCGCTGGATGCGATTTCAAAACGGCTCATGTCCGCTTCGATGTGCTTCAGCAGATCCTCGACGGTCTTGATGCGTCGGCTTGTGGATCGCGCCTCAAGCGTGTCGCCCGACTGCGACTGCGTCACTTGCTCGGCGTCTGCTGCTGGCTTCGGCGGCGGCAACTTTGCCTTGATCTTGTCCGCTATTTTCGCAGCCATTCGGAAAGCTCCTTCTCGGAGATGATGTGCCACCCAGCCGCAGCCGCCTCTTCCCGCAGTGCCCGTGCCACTGATGCCGCAGATGCGGCACCGTAGCCGCCTGCCTGGAACCGCGTGCGGATCTCCTGCACGCCCGCCTGGTCGTCATCGCTAAGGCGATCAATCCACGTCGCAGGCTTTGCGGGCTTCACCCTCTCAGCCACGGCGTCGGCTAGCGCGACGCTTTTTCGGCTTTTCGTCTTCACGCTGCTCCCCCTTCTGCTCAAGGTGAATCCACCCATCATCGTCAGGGATGCCGCCGCCGACGTGCTCTTCGTCGTCGTCAAGCTCTGGCGGCAGAATCACCGCCTCGGGCTGCGTCTTTGGCTTGGTGCGTCCCATGCCACTAGGGTGGCAGGCGTGTCAAGCGTTACGCCTGGCGTTGCTGATCGCCCGCCGCACGAGCATCCTGCCCGCCACGTCAAAGAATGGCAGGCCGCGAGCCTCGGCCTCCGCTCGCATGACGGCGACCACCTCGTCAATGCGTTCCGGCTTGCTGGCCTCGTCGCAGCCCCACTGATCCATCTGCTGCTGCTTCGCGCGGCACTGGCACGTTGGCGTTGGCTCAATGCCGAATCGCTTCAAGAGCTTGGAAAGCTCGGTGCCGGGGCCGCTCGCCGGAGTCGGTGCTGGCTCGGGTAGCCGTGACACTCGCGGATACGCCGGATGGTCAACGTCAATTGTCCACTCGTCGCCGTCCTGTGCGACCACGCACGGCATGACCTCGTCGAGCGTGTAGCCACGCTCGGTGCAACGGGACTCAAGGTTGGAGCGGTGGCAGGTGATCATGGGAGCGGGTTAAAAGACACGGTTATAGAACCACCCCTCGCCGCAAATCCGTAGCTGCCGCCACCGCTTATCTGTAGCGGTGCCACGGACTGCAAATCAACTATTAATCCGCCGCCTGACGAAACAGTTCCAACTGCGTCACTGCACGACTCGTAAACGCACACTGCGCCGCCAGTAAAACCAACATTTCCGGGCGTCAATCCGGTTCGATCGCACGCCGTTTGTGCAGCGGCTCCAGTAGTTCGAATCGTTACTTGCACTGAAAACCGCACGTCATTACCAACCGTGAAAAACACCAGTACGACTTGGACAGATGCGCCACCTTGCGATGAATAGTTGCCAAGAAACGAGCATTTAGGCGTTGCCCCGGTAACGCTACACACCAAAGAGTTCAAGTAGCTATTGTTTTTTGAAAGGGAACCAGAGCCAGAAGCCGAAACGGAGTACGACGCATCAGGGCATACGTTGGCGTTAAACGCAGATTGGTAGAAACCTGATGCTGTGCCAGTAGTGCCAATCGAAATGCTAGTTACGTCACAGAGGTCGCACGGATTCGGCGTACACGTCGTCCCCACACCCTTGAAAGAAGGCGCGTTCGCCTGCGGTCTGTCGCCAGGCGAGCAAATTGAATTATCTGGCGTGGCTGCATCCGCACTACATCCGTAGCACGGCCGCCACACCCCACCACGGGCGGCGCACTCTGATTCAGTTCCGCCACGGCATCGCGGGCCAGTTACACCATTTACCGTCATCGTGTCAGGTCCACAACACGAATTACTACGGCACTTGCACTGACACTGCGGCTTGACGCTGCACGACGTGCCCTCGCAGCAAGCGCCCTCTTGGCAGGCTTGCAGGCAGTCGGCCTGCGTAGCGTATGAAGTGCGACCCGTGGTCGTGACGCCAGATGGCAGCGAGGTTGATTGGTAGCAGGGCATGGCTCTAACTCAGCGTGATGACTACAGACACATTCTGCTGCCCAGTGCGGGATACAACGCTAGTAATCTCTGAGCCGTACTTTTCGTCAGAGCCACGCCTAGCAGCCAGCATTCCGTATGAGTTAGCCGAACTGCCGAACTGTGCTAGTTGCTGGTCAACGAGGCTCTTGTTTGCTTCCCACACTCGCGAGTAGGGCAAAGACTGCGGAAATTCAGTACACAGCGGCCACGAATGCCGCTCATACAGCCCATAGCCGACAGTGTACGAACCAGGACCGCTACAAGTTAGTTCTTGCAACGAACGAAACTGCGTCTCTGAGTGAAAATACATAACTGGAAACGGCAGGATGGTCATCACGTTTGGGTAAATGCTTGAGTTCGCATTTAAGGTCACAGAAAGCGTCTGCGTCCCGCAGCCTGCCGGAAAGCCGGAATATGTAGTTTCCCAGCGAGACATTGCTGGGCTTTGAGTAGATGCAACCCTTGTGAGTTGGCGAGTGCCAGAGAAGAGCGAACCAAGAAAGCCCGCCGATGATTTGTACGGTGAGTTTGCAGTGACTAAGTTGTCCAGCATGTCGTATTTGGCGAAGTAGTCTTCGGCAGTGATGCTGACAGACACGGACGACACGTCCAGCGGGACGCAAGAAAGGCTCGCACAGCAATACCAATCCCCGCAGCACCCGCAGTTCTCTGCGATCTGGCCGTCCTTGACGATCAGCGAGCCGTTTTTTGTGGCGAGTGTCATGTGCAAGCCGTGGTGGAGACCCACGCCAGACCGCCGTTGGCAGCATGCGTGAGCACTTGCTGAGTAGACGCCGAGTAGCCCGTCATGCTGTGCCAATCCCAGCCGACGAGCACCCACTCATCCGCAACATAGGCAATGAAGCAAACGGAGCCAGATAGCGTGGCGATGTAGTTCTTCGCCGTGTACGTCGCACCAGAGACGACGGCATCCGTGACAGTTGTCGTGCTGCCTTTCGTCCACGTCCCTGAGAACGTGCCACGAATCAAGCCAGCCTGCATCCGAATCAGCGCCCAGTTGGAATCCTTCCACAGCACATGAGCGCCAGACGCTTTGCCCAGATCCGCCGCCTTCAGCTGCACCACGCCACCCACAGCCACGCGCCCGACCTTCCCGCTCTCAATCGGCTCCACGGCTACGCACCACGCCGTCGTGGTCGCTGACGGCGTGCCGCCCTGCAAGACGGGCATTTCCTCGAACGACGCCGTAGCACCGCCTGCCGACGACGTAGGCGTGATCTCGACTCCCGTGATCGCCAGTACGCCCCAGCGAGCGACGGTGGTGGACGGCTTGCAGTAGACCCATGTGTACGGCTTCAGCACCGGCGAGCCGGGCACGCCTTCCGTGCCGGGATTGGCACCGAGCACCAGGTCGGCGGCGTCTTGCGCCCGATTCCACGCACGGGCACTGATCGCCCCGCGTAGCGGCTGTCCCTGCTCGATGCGTCCGTCTGGGCGTGGCATCAGGTGTACCCCGTGCCGATGCCTAGCTGCGAGAAGTCAGCGTCCTTGTAGACCTTTGAGACGTAGACTGCCTTGGGTTGCTTCAGGAGCGAACTGCCAGAGACGGCATCTTCGTACCGTACCCATAGGTATTCGTGACCCTTCTTCTCGATGCCGCCGATGCTGCCGATGGTCTGCCCAGTGACGTTCTTTGACGCCACAAAACGATATGACAACGACCACGGCCCGCTACCCTTGTCACTGTCCCACTCTTGCGAACCCGAGCAGCCTACAAACAGAACCTCGCCAGCCTCAAAGCCCCTGAATGCGGCATTGTTCGTCGTGCCAGTGAGCCCAGCCAATCCACGCACGTAGGCGGCAGTGATGTAGGCGTTGGGGACGTCGTACTGCTCCTGCCATTGCAGCTGCGGCGTGATGATGTCGATGCCGTTCACGCCGTTAGCGTCAACGCCGATTGCCCCTGACATATTCGTTGCTGTTGACGGGAACCGCTTCTCAAAGTCCAGCGTGCCGCCAGACCCGACCGAACATGCCTGCGTGACGTGCTGCGTGCCGCCCGTCGTGTCGAAAGACCTCGCACGCTTCAGCGGCTCGGTCTGCGATGAATCTTCTGCGCCAGCCTTCTCATAGCTGATCGTCAGCTGCCAAGCGTTGTCGCCGAGGTACGAAACGCTGTACTGCTCGGCAAGCAGTTGCATGCCTGTGACGCCTGGATACTGCCAGTACGCACCGTTCGCGCTTATCTCTGCGTTGATCGCGGCATGCAGTTCCGTGTCATCGGCAGTGCCGAATATCTTGTATGACTTAGTGTAGGAAGACGCACCCTTCTTGCCCTTGCGGACAATCGTCGCCTGCCTGCTGTCGCCGTCTTCTACCCACACGAGTGCCATTACGCTGCCACCTTTCCGCCACCCTGGCCGACAAGTTCCTTGACACCCTTCGCCGTGTCCTCTGCTGCCTTTGCAGTGCGTTCAGCCAGAGACGAGCCAAAGCCCATGCCGCCGAGATTGACCGACGAGAAGGTGCCGGCGACTTCGGCCTTGCTTGTTGCTGCGTCAGCACCAGCGGCACTGGCACCGGCTGTCGCTGCCTTCTCGCTAGGCGAAGCCGCATCTGCTCCGGTCGTGATTGCAATTTCCTCGGCTGCCTTCTTGGCGGCATCTCGCTCGGCTTGCTTTGCTGTCGTTAGTTCCGCAAGTTTTGCCTCTGCCGCCATCACGCCAGCGCGTCTCTCGTCTGCTAGCTGCTGGCTTGCAACCTGCCTCTCATCCTTTGTGGCCTGTGCGTCTGCTTGAACTGCGTCAACACGGTCCATCCGATCCTGCTCTGCCTGTGCGTTCTCTGCCGCCGCCTTGGCAGTGCGTCCCTCGACGCCTGGACGCTCTTGCCGTCTCTGCTCCGCCCGCGCGGCGTTCGCGTCCTTGATCTTCTGCACTCGCTCCTTCGTATCCTTGGCTCCAGTGATAAAGCCCTTCACCCTCGTCCATGCGATCTGGATGCCAGCCACAAGGTTGTCAAACGTCGCCATCACGCCGTTGGCGATGTTGTCAAAGAAGCCCATGATGAATGCACCCATCGTGTTGAGCAGTGCAGCCGAGTCGGTGTAGATCTTGTCCCACGCGATGTAGATGCCTGAGCCGATGTCGGTGAAAACGTCTTGAAACGCTGCCACCCACGGATCAACGTAGGACATCAACGCTTCAGTGCCACGCAGCCAGCCAGCGACAAGCCCGGCCCAGAGCACGTCCATCGCACCGGACAAGTCACCAGCAGCAACGGCTTCGTAGACGCCGTTGAAGGTGGTCGTGGCAGTCGTGGCGAGGTCGCCCAGGACGACGATGCCGTCAGAGACGGCAGTTGAGAATCCGCCAGCGATGGCACCGCCAGCCTCGGTCACGTAGCCAGCCAGCCCAGAGAACGCGCCGGCGATCTGCGGCCCGAACTGCTTGACGGCGACGCCGACGCCAACGGCAGCAGCAGACAAGAGCAGAAGCGGTGCCAGAGGCGCGAGCCACGCAGCTGCTACCGCAGCGGCAGACGCCACAGAGCCAGCGACAGCCATCGCAGTCGCAGCCAAATATGTGCCGATGCCCGCCACCGCAGAGCCGACGAATGCCGCCACGCCACGAGCAGCCGAGCCAAGCCACGCTGCCGACATCGCAGCGGTTGACGCAATCGTCTTGCCGACAGCACCCGTGAGGTTGGCGGCGTACTGTGCCATCCGCGCTGACGCACCCGTTGCCCACCACACGAAAGACTTGTAGGTGAGCGTCAGCCCGCCGACGATGTCGCCGACGAAGCGAGCCATGCCGGAACCAGACACGGCAAACATTGCACCACGCAGAGCACTCGACGCCATCACGACGCCGTTGAGTCCTCGAATCGTTGCAGAAAAGAATCCAGCGCCAGCAGCGATTCCGCGATTGAATCCCGTGAAGAACACCGGGAACATTGCCGCAGCAGCAGCCGAGGCGGCACCGCTCATCCGCGCAAAGCCTGCGGCACTGGATGCGGCGAAGCCTGCCAACGCCGTAGCGGATGACGCTGCAAAGCCAGCCATCGCACTGCCAGCCGTGGCGGCAAACGATGCAACAGACGCAGACGCCGCCAGCATTGACGAGCCGATTGTGCTTGCCAGCTTGATCGTCGCAGGCATCGCCAGCGCGAAGCTCTTGCCCACGCCAGTGACAGTACCCATGAGCATCGTCAGAGGCGACAAGGCGAACGCTGCCGCCTTGCCGATCCCAGCGAACCCGAACGAAGTCACCTGTAGCGAAATGCCAAGCCCGACCATCGCACCGCCGACCGCGACCGCAGCCACAGCGAACTGTGCAAACGCCGCAACGGCTTCCTTGTTGTCAGTCGCCAGCTTCGTCAGCCCGTCAATGAAGCCAGTGATGAACGGCAACGCACCCGCGAGAGCCGGTGCCACGGCATCCGTAATGGCAATCGCCATGCGCTGCATTGCCGCCAGCACGATGCCGAACGAGCCAACCAGGCCCGACATCACCAGCTTGTACTTCTCGCCCACTGGCAGAGCGGATGCCATCGCGTCTCGCATGCCGTTAAATCCATCCACGCCTTCAGACGCGAGGATCGACGCGGCACGAATGGCATCAGCACCGAAGATGCGGCGGAAGATGTCATCCTTCGCCGTCTGGTCAAGCCCGCCCATTGCCTGCGTGAGCGTGCCGATGATCTCCACCATCGGCTTCATCTGCCCGTCAGCACCACGGAACGAGGCGACAGAAAGCCCGAGTTGGTCAAGAGCACCCACGGCATCGTCAGCCGGTGCCATCAGCCGCATCAGCATCGTCTTGACGCTGGTGCCTGCGTCACTGCCCTTCACGCCGTTATTGGCGAGGATCGCCAGCGTGGCAGACAAGTCCTCAATGCTCTGCCCCGCTAGGCCGGCGACGGCAGACGACATTGAGAACGCTTCCGACATCTGAGCGATTGAGGTGCTCGACGCATCCGCCGCCGAAGACAACGCATTGGCGGCGACGTCCGATGACACCTTGAACACGTTCATGGCGTCCGACATCACCACAGCCGCCTGGGCAACGTCCATTTCGCCGACCTTGGCAAACTCTAGCGCCGTCTTGCCGGCACCGCCAAGCACGGCATCAAGAGACATGCCAGCCTTCAGCAGTTCAAGCATGCCCTGAGCCGCCTCGGTAGGCCCGACGCCGAGAGCCTGCGACATCGCCATAGACGATGCCTTGATCTGGTCGATCTGCGCCGACGTCGCACCCGTGCTCGCCCGAATGTTGAGCAGCGTGGACTCAAACGCTGCACCCTGACGCACGGCAGCGGCAATCGGTGCCGCCATGCCGATGCCAGCTGCCGCCAGCTTGCCGCCACCCGACGCAAGCGAGCGACCCATATTGCCGAGCGACTTATTGACCTTGGTCAGTGCCGAGAAAAACTTCCTTGGATCGGCACCGATCTCAACAAACACGCCACCGGCTCTGACTGCTCCAGCACTCATACGTGTTTCTGCCAGTCTTGCCCGAATAGGCGTTTTAGGTCATCAGGCGTCGCCTGTCTCGGCTTCGGTTTCTTTGCGTACGGATTCAGCTTGCGAGGGTCTGCCTTCGGCGAATTCTTGTCTCGGTTGATGTTGGCTTGCTGTGCGAGGATGTTCGCCGTGTGCCACCAATCGTGCTCTAGGCGGCTGTCACGAGCGGCGAAGAGTTGCCTGACGGTCCACTTGCCTGGGTAGACTCCGAGGATTCCTGCGGCCTCCCAGATGGCGTCCCAGACGCTCCTGCGAGGCTCTCCACCGTCGCCTTCTCCAGGCCCGCCTCCGCTCTGCCGAGCATCTCGTTGGCTACCTCGTCCATCTTGGCGGCCAACAGCCCGATCATCTTGCGGAGGCGCTGGGGGAAAAAATCGACAAGCTCCTGCTCTAGCGCCTTCGTCGCAGCGTCTAGCGAATCGCCACGCAGACCGTCAAGGAAATCCTCTCTCGACAGCCCCTTCGCTTCGATCTGCTTGGTGAGCATTGCGTAGAGGATCTCGCCAATCTTGGCGTACTGGCTTCGCAGCACTTGGAACGTCTGCGAGATGTTCGCAGCGTCCACCATGTCGAACGGCACAGCCTTACGCTCGCCGCTCTCTTCGTCCACAACATCGACCGTGACGTTGTCACGGACACGCAGCGCCGACGCCACCGTCAACGCCACCTGCCACGGCCTGCCTTGGTCATCACGGAACTCACGCATCCCACTACCTCGCCAATCTAGGATCAGTCATCCGGCCTTCAAGCGTGAACGTCGCCACGCCATCAATCGGATCGCTCTCGCTGATGCCTGTCATCACTGCGAGAAATGAAAACCCTGCGGCCCCGCCGTATACAGTGAAAGTCCCGCCCGTGTGCATTTTCTCAAACGCCGTGCCGAGATCCGACACGTTATTGAGTTCGACGCTCACGGCGCAGTCGTATCCAGTGCTGTAGGTCGCTGCGTACCGACTGCCGTACGGGTTGACGTCGATCGTGCGTGCCGACTCCGTCAGCGTCACGTTGCGAGCGCTGGCGATGTAGCCGCCATCAAGCATGATGGAACAGTCTTTCCCCAGCGTGATCGCCACTAGAACTCCTTGGCGGTCACGTTGTAGGTGACGGCGCCGTCAACGCCAATGTTCTCCGACACGCTCATGATCGAAAACGAGCCAGAGGTGCCGGCAGCAGTCAGCGAGGTGATGAGCCCGTCAGGGTCGTGGCACTCAATTTCCCACGTCTTCGTCACGAAGCCGGCACGACTAACCCTGCGGCCAGGAGCACCGGCAGAGCCGCCGACGTTGGAGCGGTTTGAGATGTCAATCGTCTCGCACTCCTCGGTGAAGCTCGCCGAGATGATGCCTTCGCCAAACGGAGGAGCGGACGCTGCGTCTTTTCCGAGAGAAATTGCCATTGGTTCGTTTTCCTGTGAGAGTGATTAGGCGCTGACGGTACGCGAGCCGCTGACGGTGAAAGTGATAATGCCGTCGAGCGGCTGGCTCTGGGCAATGTTGGTGCAGATGTACGTGGCGTTGCCGGTCTGCGTGCCGCTGATGGTGAACGTGCCGCCGATGCTGACGCCTGGAGCGTCCACACACTCAAGCTCAATCGTCTGCTCGATGAGAGCCTTGCGGAACTTGCGGGACGTGTCGCCGAACTTGGTGACGTCAACGTCTGACGCCGAGTTGGTGACGGTGCATGACCGAGCGTTCGCGACGCCCGTGATAGTCACGTCTTTGCCGAGCGTGATTTCAACTGAGCCAATTGGCATGTGGTGCCCTCTCGTGTGCGAGTGCCAGCGGTGCGGCTGGTTCGCCCACGGTATGGGCAGGCAGGCGGAATTTAGACCGGGTATGCCGTGGCTAGTTTCTCGCCAGCATGTTCCGCCACTTCTCGTTAGCCTTGGCAACGGCGGCGTCTACACGCTTCGATCCTGCCATGAACGGGCGGGCCGGATAGCGAGCCATGCGGGTGATCGACGTGCGTTCCCAGTTGCGGCTGTTCTTGAATCGCCCAGCCTTGTCGATCTGCCAGATGAGAGCACCGTATTCGTACTGGTTCGCTTGCGGCAGCGACGAAGTGTATCGCCCTCGCTCGTCACGCCCTTGGCGTCCGTTGCCGCGCTTCCGCAGGTACGCATTGCGTGCCGCTCCGACGCCGATACGCCATGCCGTCTGTTTCACGGTGCCGCCCATCTGGTGCAGCTGTGCCAGCCAGGGCTTCGTCTTGTACGTCCCGATCACGGCAGTGACACGGGCCGGATCGTAGAAGTCCATGATGTCGTAATAGAACCACCGCCTTGGCGACCACGACTTGACAGGCTTCCCTGCTGCCCTTGGCTCACCGGAAGAGTATCCAGTGATGTCGAGGTACAGACCGCCGACAAACTCAATCGGCTTGCCCCGCCCCATCCGCTTCCGTGCCGCCGCCGATGTCTTTGGTGGGCTTTGACCGATGCCCTTCTGGGCGGCCTGTTTGATGTCGTGCCCGAGGTTTGACAACACCTTGGCATTCATCTTGCCGATCATCTTCGCCACCTTCGGGCGATCAAAGAAGTTGCCCCTGATCGACGCCCGCAGCCGGAGCCGCCCGAGCGTGTCCGCAGACATCTCCCGGCGATTGCCGCCGATCATGCCGGGACGGATAAACGCCCGGCTCATGCCAGAAAGAATCGACGGCATAGCAGCCTCCTAGACGGTCGGCGTCGGCAGCACGTTTGTCTCGAACACCCGATAAGTCGCCGTGATCACCGCACGCCAGACGTTCCGCTCTGTCAGTGCGTCGTCAGGGTTCAGGTCGATTCCCACCGCCTGCGGGCTCGTGACGCCAGCCGGCCACGTGACGCCAGCGCCAAACGAATGGGCACGCACCTGGAGCATGACGCTGTCGGCCAGGTCGAGCATTCCATCAACATCTGCATCAGTGCTCACATGCCGCCCGACGAACACAGACACCGTGTAGTCCACCTGCATCATCTGGCGACTGATTCGCGTCACGTCTGCGCTGCCAGGAATGACGAACACGCGAGGCGACGCCATCGCATCGACGTCAACATTGGCCCAGTTCTTACGCTCCACGACCGTGGACGTGATGCCCCACGTCACGGACTGCAAGCCAGTGGCGAGGCTGTCGGCGAGTGCTCGAAGTGTGCTGCTCATGTATCACCCAAAAGCGTTGACAATCGCCCGACCAATCACCCACCGCATCGCTGCCTGCCCCGCGCGAGCCGAGAGCAGCAGCGCGGACGCTGCGGCTGTGAGGATCGCGGCGAGGTAGATGGAGTCACGCACCGGGAACCTCCACCCACGCCAGCGTAGTCTCGTCCCAATAGTGTCTGCCTTCCGGCTGCGGCGTCGGTGCCTGCCAATCGTGGTTCTCGTCGAGCGACCACGACGGAAACGGCTGCGGTGATACAAACACATCAGCCGACGAGTCGTAGGTAAAGCCGATGCCAGCGAATCGCCTGCGGATGCTGTTGTTGTAGCTCGTCTGCACCCAGCGACCACCAAGCAAAGACTGACAAAACGCGATCCCCTTGGACTCGCTTTCGACGCCGTTGTCGAGCAGTTCCGCGTTGGCGACAACGATCACCTGTGTCACCACGTTTTCGTCGTTGAGTTGTGCGAAGTGTGCCATCAGAACGTGATGCTCCCGGTGCCAGTGAACGTGTACCAGTTGTAACCGCCTGCCTGCGTCACGGTTGGCGAGCCGGTGGTTGCCGATGCGGCAACTGTAGTGCGGATGATCACTACGCCAGAGCCACCGGCACCGGAAGGTGCAGCCCAAGAGGCGCTGTCGCTCGCGCCGCCACCACCGCCGCCAGTGTTCGTCGCGCCAGCGTCACCGGCATACGAACCAGCGCCGCCGCCGCCGGAACCACCGGAGGCAGAGCCGGGGTGTATTCCGCCGCCTCCGCCGCCCGCATAGGTAACGCCGTTGAGCCACGATTGACCGTTGCCGCCGCTGCCAGCAGCCACGTTGGTGCCGTTACCTCCCACAGAGCCAGCACCGCCGCCACCGCCGCCGGGGGCGTCTGTGCATGTGCCACCTGCGTTGCCTTGCCCAGCCGTGCCGGTCCCCGGCGACTGCTTGGGGTAGCCTCCACCCACACCGCCGCCCGAGCCGCCGTTGCCGCCAGCATTCGGCCCGCCGTTGGCAGCGTTGCCGCCACCGTATCCGCCGCCAACCGCCGTCAGCGACGATCCAAGAGAGGAGTTGGAGCCTTGGCTCCCCGGCACCCAATTGCCGGTGACGCCAGACGCTCCAGCACCGACAGTGACCACGTTGGTAGAGCCAACATCTAGCGTTGCTGTGCCGGTCAGCATTCCACCAGCGCCGCCGCCGCCACCATAGGTTTTGCCGCCGCTGCCACCGCCAGCGACAACAAGGTAAGCGACTGACACCCCGCTGCTTGGCGTAGCCGCGCTGCTCGCCGCCGAATACGCCCCCGTGCCGACGCCATTCACCGCTGCCACGCGAAACGTGTAGTCCGTGCCGTTTTGAAGCCCCGTCACCGTCGCGCTCGTTGCGGTCGAGACAGATCGCGTGAAGGTTGTCCACGATCCGCCGCTTGGCTGATATTGCACCGTGTAATCTACGATTGGTGTCTGAGAAAGAACGCCCGTAGGCGCAGTCCACGCCACCACCACCTGCGCATTGCCAGCCGTCGCCGTCACGCTTGTCGGCGCAGGCGGCAAAAACAAATCCCAGCGAGCATCAGAGCCGCCGCCGGAAGCTGGCGTCAGTTCCCACACCGAGCCGCCAGCGTATGTGTAGCTTCTTCCGTTTTGCGTGGAGGTCTGGCCCACGGTGGGCGATGATGGAAATGAGAATGGCATGGTGTTAGTTCCCTAGTTCGATGTAAACGCCAGACGAATCCCAGCGAAACACGCGAGAGGCATCACGACTTACATACAGCACGCCCGCCGAACCAGTGGCGGGAAAGCCTGCGGTGGTCGCCGCCTCGAAAATCTCAGTGGCGCCGGAGCCGCCGCCGAGCGTCAACGTGACGAGGTTGCCGCTGGCGTCCTTCGTGAAGAGCTTGGCGTCGGCCCACGACACAGCCATTTCGTGTGTCTCAAGCTCTGACGCTGCTGGCGTCACGCCAGACGTGTAGCTTCGCCGTGGTTGTACCTTATTTGGCATTACGGCACCGTAAGGGTTGCGGCGTTGCTAGTCACGCTTGCGGCGATAGCTGACGAAACGACAACGCGGTACTGGTCGCCGTCGTCGGCCGCCTTGCTCAATCCGCTCAACGAGAGAACGGATGCCGTGGCGTTGGCGATATTCGTGAAGACGGACGAGCCGACAGAACTGGCAGCGATTGTGCTGGTGCCTGCACCGTTCCCGGCTATAGCGACGAACACGCCGCCACCGTACGCGACACCACACCACCGAGCGCTGGCAGGCAGCGACCGCTGCACCCACACAATGCCGTCCGTGCTTTTAGCTACTGTGTTCGCGGCACCTGCGCCAGTTCTTGCTACAGCAAAAAACGCATCATCACCAAAGGAAACGTGACTCCACCCCGCAAAAGGCATTGCGGCTTCCGTCCAATTGATGCCATCAGCACTAGTGGCGGCAAAAGAACCAGACGAGTTAATCGCAACAAACACGCCATTGCCATACGCCACACTCTGCCAATCGCGGGAATTAGGCAGAGTGCGCTGCGTCCACGTAACGCCATCTGGACTAGTGGCGGCGATGTCGCTACTGGAAGACGATACTGCGACGAACTTACCGTTTCCGTAGGTCACGCTCGACCACCTCGCGCTGGCCGGCAGAGTTTGCTGCGTCCAAGAACTTCCGTCCGCGCTAGTCGCTGCTACATTCGCGCCGCTGGAAAACGCGCCGCTACTGACTGCGACGAACGTACCGTTTCCGTAGGTCACGCTAGAGTACCTAACGCCAGTTGGCAGAGTGCGTTGCGTCCACGTTATGCCATCTGAACTAGTGGCGGCAACCGCACCCGCAGTTACGGCAACAAACGTGCCGCCTCCGTAGGCTACGCTTTCCCACTCCTGATTAGATGGCAGCGTGCGCTGCGTCCATGTCGTGCCGTCTGTGCTAGTAGCGGCAATGTTTCCGTTTCCTGTTCCCTCGCCATTGGAGACGGCCACAAACACGCCATTGCCGTAGGCTACGGAAGTCCATTCAGCACTTGGCAACGTACGCTGCGTCCACGTCATGCCGCTGGAATCTTTTTTCTGCCACTGGTACGAAGGCGTGCCGTCGTGCGTCACGTATGCGGAAACGCTGAACGACGCTGCGCCGCTGCTGGAGGTCTGGTTTGCAGGATGTTGCGTGATGACAATTGTTGGCGTGGAGACGCCGTAGAAGAACCCGCAGTCAATGGCATCGTTTTTCCCAATCGCAGTACTTGCGACAGTGATCGTCTGCCCGGATGCCGTGATTGAGATGTTCGTGCCTGGAGCGACTTCTACCGCGCCAGTTCTTCCAGCAACGGACACGACCGGCCCGTACTTCGCCGACTCAGTTGCAAAGTCGCTGATCGTCGATGCCGTCTGCGTGCCGGTGTGGTTGGCTCTTTGTACGGCGAATGACTGCACGGCAGAGTCAGCAGACGCTTGAGCGGTGCTTACAGGTTTGTTTGCGTCTGACGTGTTATCGACGCTGCCAAGCCCAACGTCAGACGCCGCAAGAGTCACGGCACCAGTGCGGCCCGCCACGCTCTGCACCGGGGCTGCGGCTGCGGCACGGACGTTTGTAAAGTAGAGGTTTGCTGACCCTTCCGGCACGGCATCCGTCGTGCCAGGAGATGGCGAGATCTCGATGAACGTGCTGCCAGACCATCGGTAGATCTTATTGGCGTTCGCGCCAGTGGACACAACGTAGATTTTTCCCGTGTCGCCGCTTTCGGGCAACGTGCCGCCAACGTCCACGACATCGTCAACGTAGCTGGGCAGATTCACGGCCTGCACAAGATTGTTGACCAGCCTAGGAATGTTGCTCCCAAGGCGAGCGTCTGGAACGATCCCAGACGAAAGCAGGCTGGCGTCCGCTGTCGCGCCTGGAATCCCAAAATCAAGCACGGCAGAAAACGCAGTGCCTGAGTTGTTGATCGTGACATTGCTGCCGGGGGCCAGCGTCGTCACCTTGCCGACCTGAACGGTCCCAGAGACGACTGTGGCGTCGCCCGGCGAGATCGCGCCAATAGCAACGCTGACATCGCCCCCGCTGCCGACCGTCGTGTTGACGGTCGCCGCTGACGATACCGACACGTTCGCCGCGCCGGAGTTTGTGACGTTGACTGTGATGTCGCTCATGGAGCCACTGGTATGAAGTCGCCAGAAATAATCGTGCGAGTGATGCCGCCCGGCGCCACCCAGCGAACGTAGTGCCGATAGCGAACACCAGCAGACAGGGCGCCAGTCTGCGTCTCACCAGCACCCCACGTCAGAACCCCGTTGGCAGCGTTTGCGACAGTGATGACGGGGGTAAAAGCCGTTGACCCTATGCCGGGAGACGTGCCACCACCTGCGCCCTGGAAGCCTTGCGTGCTGACCACATAGACGCCAGCCGTGAACGTGTAGCCGGTCACGTTGACATCAAGGTCAATCGTGAAGCTAATTTCATCGCCGATCACATGGGTGATCGTGAGATCGCCAGGCAGCTGGGAAAACGTCGGCATTGCGTAGGCTCCTCGTGCGTGGCATTGTCACGCCTCGTCATGAAGGCACGACCGGCTATGCCTAGCCCCACGTTCCCGTCGCCTCGTCGAGCGGCTCATCATCCTCTGGCGTCCGCTCGGTGACGACAAAGCCGGACGCGGCGAGAACCTCTGGATTGTTCGCCCACTGATCGGGATCGGTGCGTGTGCTGCCGTCGGGCATGCGGACACGCCACGGGAGCGGTGCAATGCGTCCCGTGGAGAGATTGCGGTAGATCATCACAGCCCCCATTTATTCACTAGGTACGTTTCCACGGCTATCGCCTGCCCAGCCGTGAGCGTGCCCGAGTAGGCAATCACCTCGCCAATGTGCCCGTTATTCATAGTGCGGCCGGTAGAGCCAAACGAGTCGGCACCGAGGACTATTGGCTTGCTTCCAGTGACTGCCGTAAATGATGCGCTAGTGTGTTGCCACCTGTCTGGCGAAGTACGCGCAGACACGCCAGTAGCAAAGTTGACAAAGTTTGCGCTGGTAATCGCAACTCTATTCAGCCTATACGCCACAGCCGTGACACTACCGGGATTAGAGTCCACTGCCACGGTATCGACGGACGGCGTGTTAAGGTTGTAGTTGAGCGAGCCGTTTGCGACCTTTGAAGAACCAGACGTGCGAGCGCTTACCACTGACGTGAAATCGGACCTTGTAGTCGGTTGATTCCACACCACAAAAATTGTGCCGATTGTGTATGTATAGGTGCCGCTCATCCAGTCGCCAGTAAACTCTACGGCCGACAGACCGTTCTTGACGTTCGTTTTTCTCAGCGGCTGTATTCCGCTGGTCGCCTGCGTGAAGTGCCTTCCGTTACCTGACTTATCCTCCCATCGCAAAACCGCGCCGTCCGCAGCAACCAGCGAGCCGCCAGAGGTGGCGTCGTACAAAGTGCCGGCGTCAGAACCGTCTAGCCACAGTTGCAGGCCGGGTAGTGCAGAGGGAGACGCGATTGTTAGCGGCCAGATTCCATCGCGAGCAGCCGACTCTAGTTCCGTAATACTCCACACACCGCTCGCGCTGGTCGCAGTCGGAACGACTCTCCTGCCAATGCATCCGCCGCCGCGCTGAAGCCCCACTAGCTAGCCTCCTCGTAGGAGCAGACCACCGCCAAGTCGCCGCCCGCGCTTGCCGTCACCGTGAGCCTGCGATCCTCCTCCAGCCACACCGAAGAGTCACGACCGAGCAGGACGACCGTAGCGTCCGCAGGGATCGTCACCGTCGATGCCAACGCGAACCCTGTGCCGCCGGATGCTGCGTTGTAGATTCTCACCGTGGCATCGACACTGCTCGTGCCGTCGATGTTGGCGAGCGTCACCAGCGTCACCCGGAGAGCCTTCCCGCTGGAAGCAGCGTTGACGAGCAAGTCCGTCTCCGTCGTATTCGCCAGCGTCAGGTACGTCGCCTTGCCGGTGATGGTCGTCGGTGCTGCGAGATTTGGAGCGGCCATAATGTGTTACCCAAAAAGGAGGACGCGACCGTAGCTAGATGCAGACGAACCGCTACTACCGCCACCAGAGACTCCGATCTCTACGTAGACGGGCGATTCCCACTGAAATAGTCGAGAGTTACTCTCGTCTAGGTAAAGCGTCGTTTCTGACCCAGTCGCAGGGAACGCCGATGTGCTCGCATGCACTGACAGTGACGATCCACCGCCAGACGCAAACTGCGTGACCGTTCCGTTGGCCGCCCTGTAGAACAGCTTGCCGTCTGCCTCATTGACAGCGATCTGACCGCTGACGAGAGACGACGGCACGTTGCCTGCCGTGGTGCTTCGGAGTATGCGTACGGTGTTCGACATCGCTTAGAACGTCCCGCCGTTCAAGTCGATGCCTGCAATCGAGCCGCCCGTGATCGCTACGTTGCTCGCCGCCTGCGTTGCCATCGTCCCTAGCCCGAGATTCGTGCGAGCCGCCGAAACATCGACCACGTCCGCTAGGTTGCTGGCCTTTGCCATCTTGCCCGAGAGCGACGTTGTGACGGTCGTGGAGAACGCAGCGTCCGACCCGAGAGCGTCGGCCAGTTCCTTGAGCGTGTCGAGAGCAGCCGGAGCCGCATTGATCACGTTCGAGATCGCCGTGCTTACGCTGCTCTGCGTTGCATATGTGCTGGCCGCCGTCGCTTGTGAAAGGTAGGTCGATGCAGCGGCAGACGTAGTTAGGTAGCTTGACAAGTTGGCGTTATTGACCGCCGAGTCAACGTAGCTTTTCGTGGCATACGTGGAAGGCCCGCCGATTGCGACGACCTGGGTGGCAGAGCCACCCGCACCGCCTGTCCCAACGCCGATCCACAGCGTGCCACCGCCGGCCACGCCTTCGCTGTATGCGATCTCTGCGTTTTGCAGCGTTGCCGGCGCTGACGATCCAGTGGAACGCTTAATGCGAATGGTGTTGCTCATCAGAAGTTGCCCCCGTCTACAAGTTGTGGTTCGTTGATTGCCGTGACTTCAGTCCATGTGGTCAGGTTGTCGTTGAGCCGCCACGCCTTCTGCGTGTCGATCACCCAGACCAGCATGCCCGCCTCCCGCCTCAGAGCCGGGATAGCGTCCCGCTCTGCGATGTCGGCCACGCTGCGGTAGCCGCCCTTGCCGTAGCGCGCCTCGTGCGATGCGTGCGTATCTGTCGTGTCGAATGGCACGACCGGCGCGAGTACGTTGGTGCCCTTGATGCTTGACATACGTCATGTCACCACGAGATTGACGGTGCCAGTGATCGGATACGTTGTGCGGTGAATGCCGTAGCTTGCCGCAGCCTGCCCAGCAAACGTGATCGTCCGTGTCGTCGTCTCCCAGGCAGACGACGTCAAGCCGCTGACGGCAAACGTCGGTACGCCGAAACTCGTCGGCAAGACGACGTAGATATACGCAGTGTGTGCGGTGATCGTCCTCGACTGTGCCCGAGAGCCTCCCAGGTCATTAGCGAGGCTGGCGACGATCTGAGCGTCAGTGATGGTCGTCGCAGCAAACGAACCCCAGAAGCGACGCCTGAGCGTCGGAGCGACCTGTGCCGCCTCGGCAGTGGCAATCGTGTGAACACGCACCGTCTGCCGGAATGCGTCGCCCCAATGAAACACCGGCACGCCTCGCGGGCTGGTCACTTCGTAGGTGACATCAACGCCGTTGAGCGTCTCCACAATCTTGTCGTGTCGCAGTGGTTCGCCAAACGGCAGCGAGCCAGCCTTGATAACGAAGTCCCGAGATTCCCACATCTCCACAACGCCGCTCGTGCCTTGCGACTCAAAGCGACTGGTGCCGATGGTTGCGAGAACACTGCCAAAGTCTGCGCCGCGAGAGTAGCGGACAGACCGCGACGCACCCGCCGACAACTGGCCGGCGAGCCATGCTGCACCGGTGGCGAGTAGATCGGACATAGGCACCTCTAACCACAAGACCGCCGGCGGCGCGGAAAGGATGAACGCTGCCGCCGGCGGCTTGCAGTGGGACGGGAATCAACCGACGTTGAGGATGACCATCACCGACGCATCGCCCGACGCAGCCGCAGCAGCGGCCTTGCCGGCCCGCTTGTGCGTGCTGGCAGTCGTGGTGACGACGCTGTTGGTGGCATCCCAGTAAAGGAGCGCACCCTGCGAGACAGCACCCGAAGCCTTGGCGATGCTCCACACGCCATCAACCGACACCGCACCCAGCGCGTTGGCGGCGATTGCACGAGGGGCCACGGTCACGAGATCAGCGAGAAGGACGACATCGCCAGCGGCAACAGCAGCCGAAGGCGTGTAGTCGATGAGACAGCCAGCCTGAGAATAAGAAGCCATAGATCACCTACTTTCTGGGAATGGAGTTGGTTGGAATCATGCCGCCGGGCGGGCTTGGGCTCCCGCCCGGCGGTCACGGTTTGTGTTCAGATCAAGAAGCGTCAGCCTTCACGCCGGCGAGGTACTCGGCCTTGGCAACGCCAAAGTCGAAGTAGCCACGCATCTGCACGCCCAGCGTGTTGAAGTCGGCTTCCGCCGTCTCCACCACGGGCGACTGCACGCCGTTGAGGAAGGCAACCTCCATCACCGGCATGTCAGCCGGCGACGCAAGCAGGTAGTAATCCTCGGCGCTGGACAGGTAGCTGGTCGAAACGACCTGATACCGACCGGCGAGCACGTTCACGTTGGGGCCAGCGGACGAACCGCCAACCAGCAACGCCGAGCCCATGATCTCCGCAGCCGACAGTTCAATGTCGGACGGCACGAGCAGCACGCGGGGCTCGACGGCAACCGGGTTGCCATCGGGATCCTTGAGCTTGCGGAACAGCGTGGCAATCGCCTTGAGGTTCGACAGGCTCAGAGCACCAGCCGTGGTCTTCTTGTTGCCACGGCCCGTGGTGAAGAACGCCGAGTCGTCTTGGAACGAAGCCCAGAAAACGTCATTCAACTTCAGAGCACCACCGCGACCGATACGCTGCGGAACCGCAGTCAGAGCACCGAGGTCATCGTTGATGAGGTCATTGCGAGTGACGCTCGTCATGATGCCGTAGGTCTCTGCCGAGATCGTCCGCGACTCGTCGCTGACGGCAGCGTTCTTGAGTTCGCCGCCAGGGGCGACCTTCTCAAACTTCATGCCGCCGTTGAGCCGGTAGCTCGTCAGCGCCTTGAAGTCGTTCACGCTACGCACCGACGAGATCGACCGCCACGAGCTTTCAACGCCGTTAAAGCCGGCGAGGAGGAACTTGTTGACGGTGCTGGACAGGATGCCGCTGATGCTGTGGGTCGCCCACGCCGCAGCGAGAATTGGACGCAGAGTCGCAGCGGAGATCCGACGCGAGCCGGTGTAGCCGCCTTCCTCGGCAGCCGAGAGCAGCACTTCGCCGAGGCTCGTGGTCCGCTGGATCTTGCCAGCGGCTTCGAGGGTCTTGGCGTCGTACTGCTTCTCGACATTCGGCAGGCCGCCTTGGAGGGCGAACGCTGCCTCGATGACTTCGGGCGTGCGAGCGGTCGGCTGCGCCATGTGAACGGCAGGAGCCGCAGGACGCTCGTCGCGGGTGGCGATCAGCTTTTCCATGTCGGAAACTTTCTTTTCGTAGGTTGCGAGCCGAGCCAGGAGAGCCTCGTTGGCGTCCTGCTTGACTTCGTTCTCGGCCACCACGGCGACGCTCGCCGTGACTTCCACCGGCGTCTCGACGACGTCGGCAGGCTTCTCGCTGGCGTGGTCCGCCATGACTGACTCCTCTGCCACCTCTTCGGCGGCAATGGCGACGCTGGTAGCTGCATCAGCGCCCAAGGTGACAAACGAAACCTCACGCAGCGATGAGGCTTTGACGACTCGCACTGGCCCGATGTGGGCAGTGCCGTTGACGGTGGTGACGCCTTCAGCGTCAATCTTCTGGTGCCGCCTGACATCAGCACCAACGCTCGCCTGAAACTGGTAGCCAGCGGCACCAAGAGCGGCGACCTGACGTGCGTTCTCGTTGTCGGCCAGGATCTCGCCTTCAACGATGATCTGCCCGGCTTCGATAAACGGGCGACCCTGCCCGACGATGGAACCAAGTGCGTAGTCGTGACCGACCACCACGGGCACAGTCGCCGGCAGCTGCATGCCAGCCATGTCGATCACGACAGGCTCGCGGCTCCAGCCCTGACGGATAGGAGCACCCGTGTAGGCGACGATCCTGAACTTCTTGCCAGCCGGTGCCGATTCGCCGTCGGCGGCTTGCAGAAACGTGACGCCAGAATCCAACTTGATTGCGTTCACTCTTTGGCTCCCATTGGTTCGCCGTTCTCGTCGAGCGTTCCGCCGTAGTTCGTTTCCGGCGTGAAGTCAACGAAGAGGTTGAGTTCCTTCATCAGCGCCACCTCGGCGGCACGCTGACGCAGTTCGACATCCCACTGCTTGCCTTGCTTGGCGTATTCAGTCGCCAGCGTTGTCGTGTGCGTGCGGAGCCGAGTCTCTGCCGCGTTGGCTTCCTTGGACGGGTCAACGTGTTCCTTGCCGTCCCACTGCCACGACCATTCCCATTCCGAGAACGGCGGCAGTCCATCGGGAAGCACGCCAGCCAGCGCGGCTTCGTTCACCCAAGCGGCAAGCAGACGGTCGAGCATCACACGCTCAAGATCGTCACGCATGATTTTCTGCGTAGTCGCATAGACTTGGTGATCCATGCGACCGCTTGCGTAGTTGTACGACGACGAATCCAACGCAGCGATATTGAAAGGCAGCTGCAAGCAGCGACCGATCTCGTTCAGAATCTCACGCTTAAACATCGCGTACGTGGATGTCGGCTGCTCTGCCTTGAGTTGCTCGAAAGTCCAGCCGTCTGGCAGCGTGACCATCGTTCTTTTTTCGATGGGCATCTCAGCAAACGCTTCGACCTCGTCCACCTCGGCGGCAGGCGAGTTCGTCCGCAGGAATCCAGCGAAGTCGGCAGCAGTCTCGGCGGCAGCACAGACAGCCTCGGTGTAGCGGCGAAGCTGTGCAAAGAGCTTCAACGCCGGCGCCACCTCGGGAAGCCCGCGATGCTGGCCGGGCCGCAGAGGGCGGAACCAATGCACAATCTGCGCTGCCGGCACACGCTGGTACTCAAGAGCGTTGATCCTGAAGTTTGCGCCGGGGTGGTAGTTCAGCACCCGGTACGCAACGACGTTGCCGATTGCGTCAAACTCCAGACCATCGACGGTCGAGCCATCCGGCGAAACGCTTGGGCTCACCGGGTTGACCGGCTCGCTCACCATCTCTGCCTCGACCAGCCGCACGTCAAGCTGCACGCCAGGGAGGCGAGGGTTGGTGATCATCATGGCGAACGCTTCGCCGTCAACGACGAGAGCCTCACGCATTGTGCGGAGCTTGGCGGCTAGATCGACCTGCCACGTCCAGTTAAAAAACGCCTTCTCGGCAACGCGGGCAGACTCGGAATCGTCAAGTAGTTGCAGCCGTGGCCCGGTGCCGACAAGGTCGTTAGCGAGTGTCGCCGACATCCCGGCGAGGTATGAGTTGCTGGTTCGCTCGTAGCGAGCGCGGTTCCGCATCGTGCGCCGCTTCTCAGGAGACAGTGCGGTATCGGCAGCGAAGGCGTCAGCGGCTGACCAGTGGCGGTAGTCGTCGCCCCTCTCGGCAGCGTCAAACTTTGCACGGACACGCACCGGCACCGCCGCCGGCTGCGGCCTGTTGCCTCGCGTGAACAGGTTGCCCAACAGTCCCACTAGATCGTCCCTGGAGGCGTGAGCTTGTTGAACCGCAGTCCACGCCGCGTGTTGCTGCCCGTACTCGCAGCCTTCGCCGCGAGGTACTTGTCAGCCTCAATCATTGAGGCGACATCCTGTGCCTCGACTTCGCCTGCGTCGGTGCGGACCCGCTTGGGACCGGATGCCGTCTCGGCAATCTTTGCGCGTAGTTCGTCGCTCATGCGTCAGACGCTACGGGAAGCACCGGCAATCACAGACCGGGTATGCCGTCAGACTTCGGCCCATTCAGAGCCGCGACGCTCGAAGAGCACGACGTCTGCCACGCCTAGCTTGCGGGCGATGTCTGCCGTGAACGGCGAGAACACCGCAAGCGGCTTGGCTGCGTCAATCACGCCAGCCGACAGAAGGAACGCAGTGAGTGCCGTCGCCTTGCCGGTCTGCCGATAGCGTTCCTCGACGTACTGCTCAAGCGTCTGCATGCCACGCCATACGTGCGAGCACGCCCAAGCCAGCATCGCACCGTCAGCGTGCCAGACGGCGACCGGCGTGCAACTGCTTGCGTCACCCTCAAGCACCTGAGCAACCTCAAGCTGAAACTCGCTCGACGGCTTCGTCAGCCTGGAGCGGATCGCCAGCATGTCACGAGGGTCAAGCCCGTCAATGGTGGTGAGTGTGATCTGGTTCATTTGAGACGCTTTACCTGAATGATCTTTTTCCCGTTTGAATTCGTCGGGATTGTCACCTTTTTCCGCTGGCGTCCACCCGCCTCAGTCGCCACGGGCTGCACGCCGGCAATCGACGCCGCCACCGCAGACCCAACGAGACAGTCCCACCAGTGATTCTCGCGGCGGTTGTCTAGCTTCCATTCGTCAACGACTCGCCCGCGTGCCTCAGTGCGAACCGGGTATTCGCTGGTCAGGTGCTCGATGAGCATGTCGTGCTCGCCGGCGTGCAGCGTGATCGCCTCTGGGTCGCCCATCGCCAGCCGCAGCCGAGCCGCGCTGAACGTCTTCCAGAAGTTCGTGTCGTAGACGCCGTAGCGTTGATTCGTCGCCGTCTGCCGCATGACCCAGTTCAGCCCGATCTTCTCGCCTCGCCCCTTCTTCTCGGTCAAGCTGCCACCGCTGGCACCAATGCCCTTGCCGTGAGATGGCAACAACATCGCCGCAAACGTCGAACGACGGCAGAACGTCCGCACCGTCTCAGTGGACTGCCCCCAGTTGGCGTCAACGAGCACCTGACGCACTCGCATGGCGACGCCGTCTTCACGCATCCAATCCTTGCCGAGAAGAATCTGCGTCAGCGACTCCAAGCCAGCCGACAGCGCCGCCTCGAACCCGGCACCCTTGGCAGAAAGTGCCAAAGTCTTCTTGGCGTTCTTCGCCTCGAAGAACGTAGACGCTTGGTCGGGATAGGTGCCGTATGCCACGACGTGACCGCCGAACGAATCGCCCCACGATGCGACCAGCCAGTAAAGAAGTTTGTCCTGCACGTCGATGAACGCCGTGAGTGTCTGGTGGGAAAGTGGGACAGTCCCACGCGAGAGCGTCAACGCACGAGCGGCGAGCGCCCGCTTGTCGAGTTTCTCGGACGAGATGTCATCCGCCAGCGGTGCGTTTTGGTACTCCGCTTGGAACGCACTCTCGCCACGGTCAATCCGTAGATTCCACGCATGCTGTATCGCCGTCAGTTCGTCGTCGTGCTTCCGTTCCGGCCACGCCACCCGAGACCCGGCGTCCATCGTCGCCTGATTCGCCCGATAGAAGGCGTCAGCCGCCGCAGTGCCTTCACCGCTACGCTGCCCCTCTCGACGCATCTCGGAATACTGGCCCCACAGTTCATCCGCCGTCGGCCACTCGTAGATCAACTTCGTACGCTCGCCTTGCCACGACGGGTGCCGCATGCGGTCCAGCAGCCGGTCAGCCAGGTCGTCGGGACGAATGACCGTGATGGTCGCCAAGCCAGCGATCTTCGCGCCCGGCCCGGCGAGCCCGAGGATGGCACCGGAAAGGATGCGTTCACGGGTGGCGACCTGCGACGGCGACGCTGACGACTCGTCAGTCTGTGGGTCGTCGATCAGCACAAGAGACGGTCTCACTGTTTTTCCGTCTGCGCAAATGTGCTGCGCACCTCGTATGCGGCCTGTAATGCCAGCTACGCGAACAGCTGCACCCGCTGAAGGCGCACCAGGAATCCATGCTAGGGTGATCTGGTCTGCGGTCCACTCCAGCTGCGTAGGCTCGCCTTGGTACGTCTGGCCTTTGGCTCTCTGGCTAATTCGCTCAAGGGCACGGATCGGAAAGCACGCCTCTGGGAAATCCTCCAAAAGCAGGTCGTTTGTTTCTAGGTGAGCCTTGACGATGTCGAGCATCTGACAAGCTATGGATTGATCCGCACCGACCAGCATTACGAAAGAGCGGTGCCCGTACAGCATTGCCCAGATGCACGCCCAGATCGACAGCGTGCTCTTGCCAGACCCACGGGGCATGGCGAAGGCGAACAACTCGCCACGCAGCACAGCCGCCTCAATCTTGGCGATAGCCGTCAGATGGTCAGCGGACCACGCCAACGGAAAGGATTCAGTGCCGTACGTTTCGCAAAACTGCTGGAAAGAGTTTCGGCATGAGTCTCTGCGTTTGTGGTTTGCAACGGCGGGAAGGTCGCCAATGTCTCTGGCGGTGTTGTGAACTTCTCTGGATCGGTGCCCCGCCCGCACATTCTCTTTTTGGTGCCTGAGGCGAGCGGCGTCCTCGCGTTGCGATCTAGCTGAGTTTTTGGGCATAAAAAATAGGGGGCATGCGGGCCGGAAACAGTGTCATAAAAGGCAAGCTCGCGTATGAGGCTTCCGCTGAAAACCCGGCAAAGTACCTTTTCATTGCCGCCCTGTTGGGGGGTCTCCGTAGCAATCTGCTACGCAAAAAGCCGCTGTTTTGGCCGACCGCCAAGCGATCCGCCGTTGACGCAAGACTCTCTTTTCCCCGCGACAGACAGATCTAGTCTGTGTGGCGTTCGACTTGCCACAAACTCATGGAGTTTGTCCAACGCATAAAAGCGGTGGCCTTTTGGCTTATCAGATGCCTTGAAAAACTCTGGCTTCTTCTCGCACCCATCCCAATTCCGCGTAGCCCACTTCTTAAGTCGTGTCAAAGACACGCCGATGATTTCTGCTGCTTCTTTGCTATCAGCGGCGTATACCAATGCCCCATTCCCTGAGACGGCTTGCTGGAGCCTCCCAGCCTCAACTAATTCATCAATAGCGGCGACAACGATTTGCTCTGGTTTGTTGTCAGAAACAACTGCTTCAATGATGTCGCATGGAGCCATTCCGCGCACGCCTGCCTCTTTGGCGACAAACAGAACTGCTGCACGATCCTGCGAGCATGGCGCTCGAAGCAGCGAGGCTTTTGGCCGATATGCAGGCGCATCGTCGCGCACGGCAAGTTGTATGCCGTTGTCGTCTACGATTTGGCAAAATCGCACGAAACAAATAGACGACTCTATTGTCTCGACCATCTTCTCATTTACGAGACGCCACCAATCTTTCTTTGTCCTCATGGCACTAGCAGTAGACGACACGACATCAAACACAAGCGAGACCTTTTGCGAGGCACGCCACGAAGCGCCCCTCCACCCAATGCGACGCAATTCCTTGGCAACAAGCTGCGAACAGCAATCGTATTCGGTGCCGTGAATTGCTTCGCAGGCCTCACGCACCGTAAGTGATTGCCGCCGCCTGTCAAAAAGCTTTTTCAGAGCATCCGCACGAAGCTCCGACTTTGTTTTAAAAGCCCCAGTTACGCTGATTGCCTTTCTAATCGGAAATCCATTGCTCGCTTGGACTGCAACAGCGTTGACGTAGTTCGTTAGCTCGATTCTGTGCCGGCGGCATGTTTCCTTCACGGAGTTGCATGTCTTGCAAATCCACTGAACATTCGAGATGGCTGCACTTGGTCCAAACGAATGCGGCTGCCTGGCGATGACAGCGGCGAGTTTCGCCCTGTGGTTTGCTTCGACAATGTGATCAAGCTGTATCGATTTCGTTGTCAAAGCTACAGCGCAGCAACAGCATCTGCCCTGCTGCTTGTAGTAAAGGTCCAGCAAGTCAGAAGCCCGCAGACGCTCTGGCTCTTCGCATGTCCTCGCGTTGCTGTTGTTTTGCGATGCACGGGACGTGCAAATCTTCTCGATTTCATGCTCGCTAATCAGCACGTCAACCAAGCTCTCGCTTGATTGGGTCTTTGTGTTGTCCATAGGTGAATCCTTTCGCCATTGGTTGTACGGCGGGTGTCAAATCTTTTTTGCTACTGCACCCTCACCGTCGTTCTCGCCTCATCGCCATAGCTCTTCTCCACGACAAGTCGCTGCACAAGCGTGTCATCAAGCCACACGATTAACGCCAACGCATCGAGCACACCCTTGGCTATGTTGTCGCAGTCAGGTCGTGGAAGCTTCGGTGCTGTTGGCTTCACACCACGCTTCGTCATGTGTGACTTCGGTCGTGCGAACACAGCGTCGATGACGACGCTTACTGGCTCTGACGTCGGCTCTGCGTCGCCCATCGCTTCTATCGCACTTTGCGATATTGCTTTTCGGTAGTCGTTGATCGGATGCTTCTTCGGCGTGTACGCATGCGCGAACTTGCCGCGAGTCGTGATGCGTGCCCGTGGCTGCGGCACTGGATCGCCTGCGACGCTGAACGTGATCGGCTTCATGCACGCAGCATCGCACCCGCGTCAAGCAAACCACGACGAGTGGATGATTTCGTAGTGCCGCATCACCTGCCGCACATAGTTCCCCTCGTGTATCTCGTCCAGCGCGTACGCATGAATGACCGCACCATTGGCGAGGTAGTAAATGGCGACGCCCACTTGGACGGGCCGCAAAGCGCCGTCCAGTGGGCCGCCGAGAAACTCAACCGTGATCCAGTGCGTGCTCATTCGTAGCGAATCACTGCGAACCAGCCACGCGGACCACGAGCGACTGCCTTTTCCACGATGCGGTATCGCCCGTAGTAGCAGCAGTTCCGCAGAGCCGCATCCGGCGACGACGACGAGAAGCCAATGCCTTCTCTCCTGCCACCAGCAGTGCCGCAGTGACGCAGGATGCCCGTACGTGCCATCGTCTCGGCGTCCTGCTGTGCCGAGGTGATCGTCACCCGCCTGGCGTTGATCACGACGTTGTCCGCATGGGCCACAACGCCACAGAACGCCAGAGCCACAACCATGCAAATCCTTCGCATAACGTCCGTCCTTTCGCCTAGTGAAAGCCGCTCCGTGCGGCACTGCTTCCACCGTAGCGAGCGTGTCAACTCAAACCGTGGAAGCGGTAGCCGTCCCACGAGTATTTTGGGATGCTGAACCGTTCTTCCTTCGGCGTTGGCACGACTCGCTTCGCTCTGCACTCAGCCGCACGCTCTGCTATCTGCTCAGGCGTCGGGTCGTCCTCAAAGATTTCCCGAGTCGGTTTCTGTCTGTGCGGCAGCTTGTGCCGTACCTTCAGGTGATGCACGAACGACTCGGAGCAGCCGAGGGCGGCGGCGATCTCCAAGTAGGAGTCGCCGCGCGCCCACAACTCGTGCAGCTTCGCCGCACAATATTCGATACGCCGACCGTTCTGCATCAGGCGTCCACCGCCAGTGGCATGATCACGCCCGTGTTGTCGCCGCATCGCAGAATCACAGCAGACTGTGCGTCCACGGCTTCGACTTCGACTTCCGGCTCTGCCTCGCTGTCGATGCCGCCAAGCCACTGCTGCACGAAGAGCGGATCGAGCTTGACCGTCGCCTTGTCGCCGGCTTCCACCACGTCACAGGTGACGCTCGATTCGCCCTTCTCTCTGCTCTGCCCGTGCAGCCAGATGCCGTCTCCAGAGAACACGAACTCAACGCCCTTGCTCTCGTCGCTGGTGACGATGGCTGCGGCCCTCGTCGCTGCCAGCAGATCCGCACGGCTGACCGTCGTTGCCTTAGCGTCACGTTCCGGCAGCGTGTCACGCCACCGAGGGTATCGACCGTCGAGCAGACGAGCCGTGACGGTAGCGTTGCCAACCGTGGCAACGATTTCGTTTTTGGTTGCCTCAAGCTGAACGCTGGCATCACCGAATGCAGCCGCGAGCCGTGCAATGATCGCCATGGCACGAGCCGGCACGAGCGTCTGCGAGTCGTCCACCGCTAGGTCGTGCTCGCAGTTGACGCACGAAAGCCGTCGCCCGTCCGTCGCAACAAACGTTACAACCTCGCCTTTGACTTCCACGAGCACCGCACCGAGAGCGTAGCGGCTCGACTCGTCATCGACAGCAAAAACCACGCCTTTCACCGCACGGCAGAACTGATCCACAGGGAGCCTCGTGACGGGCTTTGCGCCGTCCACGTTCGACGCCGGATACTCGCCAGCGTCTTCCGTCGGTAGCGTCCACTCGCCACGACCAGCCTTGATGACGCACGACGAATCGTCAGGCGTGATCGTGATTTCATCGCCTGAGAAACTGCCGAGGATGGCGGAAAAGCGATCCTTCGGCAGCAGGAAATTGATGCCGGGGGGGGCGTTTTCCAGCGTGACGTCAATCCTGATGTCACCGTCACTCCCAGAAAGCACCCCGCCCGATAGGAGCACGCTCTGGTAGATGGGCCGTGGCGACCGGCTCGGCACCGCTTGTCCCACGGCTGCGAGCGCCGCCTTGAGTTCCAACGCCGACAGGCTGATGCCACCAGCCCGCGTCTTTCGTCGTTCCTTCGTTGCTGTCATGTCTCGTGTCCTTTCTGAGACTAATACCCACTAACACGCCCACCGTGAACGTCACGGCGTGCAAAATCGATGCTGTGCAGATGAGGGCGATGTCGCTCATCACGTTGCTCCGTCGAGGCTATCAACCGATGCAATCCGCTCGCCTATCCAACGCATCACAGGCACCGCCATTGAGTTGCCGAGTGCCTTGTATCGTGGCCCGTCTGCTGCTGGCTTGTTGCGGTAGGTGACGAGCGTGTAATCGTCTGGGAAGCCTTGCAGCCGCTCGCACTCTCGTGGAGTTAGGCGGCGGACGGCCATCGCTTGGCGAACGCCAACCTCGACTTTTCGGCCGTCGCTCGCGCCGAGAGGCCAAGTCGCTTGGCCTTCGGTTCGCTGATATGCGTTGAAGGCAACTGCGGGCATTGAGTTCCCAGCACCACCTCCACGAAGCGGAGGCGTGCCTTCCTCGACATACGCGACGCCGTGCGAGTTGGCGGCGGCAGAGTGCGAGAACGCCACGGCCTGCCCCTGCACACGATCCAGCGTATGCGTCACATCGTGAGCCACGCCGTGCCCGTCCGCAGAAGTCTGGGCCGTGCGGACGGCCACGGCCTGCGTGCAGCAACCGCCCTTCGAGCCGCAGCCCATCGCGTGCGTCGAGCCGTCATCGCTGCTGATCGGGTCTTGCGTTGGGTGAAAGGCGACAAGATTCTGGCACTCATCACCCGAAGGGCCGCCAGTGCCTTTGCTCCACTTCGATGTAACCGACGAAGTCACCAGCGTGTCGGCGTCGCCGGCTGTTCTTCCAGGCCCATTTGCGCCGCCGCCGTTAGAGCATCCTGCAATTGGGCCGGTAACTTCTTGCCACGATTCGCCGCGCGTCGGAGGATTCCCGAACACGCTTTCGCGCTCAAAAAGTACCGCTGCGGCACGACGCCAGTCTCCAGCGTGTGCGACAACGAACACACGGCGACGGCGCTGGGCGACTCCAAACCACTGAGCGTCAAGAATTCGGTATGCGAACCCATACCCGAGTTCGCCCAACGCCCCGAGGAAGGTGACAAAATCCCGTCCTTCGCCACTACTGAGGACGCCCGAGACGTTTTCCCAAACGATCCATTCGGGCTTGAGGACAGCAGCAAGCTGGACGAATCGGAGGGCCAAGTTGCCACGCGGGTCATCCAAGCCACCTCGCAGTCCTGCGACTGAAAAGGATTGGCACGGTGTTCCTCCGACCAGAAGTTCAACTGGGCCGAGCTCATCAAGCATCTCCTCTGTGATCTTGGTCATGTCGCCCACGTTCTTGAACGCAAAGTGGTGATCGACGACCGTGGCCGGAAACGGTTCGATCTCGCTCGTCCATACGCACTCCCAGCCCAGATGCCTCCAAGCAACATGGGCCGCTCCGATGCCGTCGCAAACGCTTGCGTACCTCATAGCCCCAACTCCGATTTCTCAATGACGCTTGCCAGCTTCACGTTTCGCTCTAGCGAAGCCTTCAGCGCCGTAGCACCCGTCTCGAACAGCGTCCGGTCGTCGTCGCTCACGTCGTCGTCCCACGCACGATCCATGAGCGCCTGCACGACATCGAGCGGTGCCGGGAGGTACTGCCACTCGGGCTTCATGCGTCACCGCCGATCACACGAATCGTGCGAGAGTGACCGTCAACCCACGACACGGCTCCCTTCTTGCGCATGGGCCGCAGGTGGCACATCGCCCCGTTCACGGTCCACCCAAAGCCGGCGGCGATCTCTCGCACCGTTGGCGAGAAGCCGTGGACGTCGATGAATCCCGAGATCCACGACAGCACTTCCTGCTGCCTGGGCGTCAGTACCGGGGGGGCGTCAATTGTCGTTGTCATTCGTTCACCTCGTCCGTGAGTTTGATCGAGCCTGCAAGCGCGGCGACCATGCCGCCCTTGCCCTGTTTGGCACGCCGGTACTCGGCGTCCGTCATGGATCGTTGGAACTCTGCCCGGTAGCTGGGACGCTCGTCCCACGACTTCGCCGGTGCTCGCTCGTCAGGACGAACGCCAGGCGTACGGTTCGTCCCGCCACGGTCCTGAGAGCGTGTCAGCCACGAGACGACGAAACGTCGCCAGTTGCTCTTGTGAGCCTTTGTCGGGTTCGCCTTGAGCCAGGAGGCGGCTTTGGCGAGTTCTGCCGTTAGATCGCACGCTGGGTACGCCTGACGCCATTCCTGCCGGTCTGCGTCCGTGATCCCCTGCCATCCTGCGTCAGCAGACCACGAAACGGCGTCTGCGGGCTGCGAGCGTTTCCGCCGCTTCGGCGGTTCGCTCGTAGCTACCTGCGCAGCAGGTTGTATTTCCTGTTCTGTTATGTCCTGTCCTGTTATGTACTGTGGTAGACGCGCCTGTAGACGCACCTGCGCCTCGTGCGCGTCTACAGGCGCGTCTACAGGTGCGCCTCCGGTGCGTCTCCACTTGTCCTGACGCCTGTTTTTCAGTGCTCTACGCTTGGCGGCACCGCCGAAACGCTCTTCCCATTTGGGTATCTGGGCAGTTTCGCCGTCGAACACGATCCACCCGACAGCCGCCACGGCTTCCCAAAACGGTGCGTCACCGCCGCAGATGCGTCCAAGCCTGGCAGGCGTGGAACGGAAAGTGCCATCGGCAGTGTTTAGCTGCACCCAGCCCCAGAGTTTGAGCAACCGGAACACGATGACCTCAACCGGCTCGCCGGTTAGGTCAACGAGTTCCTGCACTTCTGGCTTGGTGTCGAGCGAGACGTCAACGGGGAACCATTCAGCAGCCATTGTCGGCTTTCTAAAATTCAAAACACTTCTGCCGTGAGTACAACACCCTGTCGCCTTTGATCGCGTCCCATCTATTAGTCCATTCGCCTAGTTTTGCCGGATAAATCGCGTTGCGCACTTCTCCGGCTTGGTTCGCAATGGCAAACGATGGGATTACAAACCAGATCGGTAGAAATCGAATCACAAAGAAATCGACATCGGAACACAGGTAGGCAATCTCTGTGTTGCATCTGTTTGTCCTTAGCTTGATCCTGTCTCGCCTATAAACTCCATCCCTAGCCTTTACCTGAACTCGCATGCCGTTTACCTCAATGTCCCACGGCGTGCACGATTGCTTTTCAGGGATGTAAACGCTGTAGCCAAGCATTGAGCAGATTGACGCAACTTGCTCTTCGCATTGCCTGCCAATATCCCTTTGGCTGACGACAAGATTGTTCATCACGCATTCCTCCATTCCCTCTCGCCCCTGCCACTGCTACTCGCCACGAGCCGTCCCGTCTCCACGATCCTCCCAGCCCGTGCAAGCTCACCGAGCCGCTTGTTGACTTGGTGCCCCAGCAGCCCGCAGCGTGCAGCGATGCCTGACGCACCAGCTGGGCCGTGCGACAGCGCCTCAAGGATCGCCGCGTGGTGCTCGCCCTGGAACGTCTTGACGCTTGCGGCTGCGGCCTTGCTCGTCACCGGATCGGTGCGGCGAAACAGCGGCAGCGTGTCTTCGATGTCTGGCGTGATGTAGTGG